TTTTGAAATAGATGCAATTATAGATAGAACACAAAATAAAGGTGTTGATGCTTATGGTAAACGATTTAAACCCTATTCACCTAATTATAAACGAGCAGGAGTTAAACAATCAGGAGTAGTTGATTTAAAAGACACAGGTGAAATGTTTAGTTCTTTAACAACTAAAGTTTCATCTAGTAAAGGTGTATTATTCTTTAGACAAAACCTTGCTAATAAAAAAGCAGCATTTCACGATATGTTTGGTGTAGGTAAGAAAAAAATTACTAGACAATTCTTTAGAATAAGTAAAGATGAACAAAAGAAAATACAAAGATTATTTTTTAAGATATTAGCTAGGGAATTAAGAATATGAGTAAAAGAGAAGATATAGCCACCGATATAGTAACTAAACTAACAGCAGTTAGTTCACCAATTACATTTAAGAAGATTTCAAGAGAGCCATTTGAAGCTGAAGAATTAAGTAACGCACAATTTCCTGCCGTTTATATCTCTACAAGTGATGAAAGCAGAGAAGATTTTACTATGGGTAGTAATAGTACAGGTAAAAGGTCAGGAACTATTGATTTTGTTATAGTTGGTTATGTTAAAGGCACAACAACAAATATTGATACTGCAAGAAACCAATTAATTGAAGTCGTAGAAGAAACACTTGATAATGATATTACTAGAAATGGAAATGCTATTGATACACAGATTGTAGATGCATCAGCAGATGAAGGTGTATTATTTCCTATCGGAGCAGTTAGAATTGTGGTAAGAGTTTTATATGAATTTACAAGAGGTACAGCATAATGGCTAAAGATATAATAATGATTAAAGGGGAAAATATAATTACTATTAATCCCAATAACCTTGATAAGTTTTTAAAACTAGGTTATGTTCAGAAAGGTTTTGAGATTGAAAATAAAACAGTTGAAAAACCAAAAAAAGAAGATAAAAAAGAAAAACATATTAACAAAGATATAGAGGTAACATAAAATGGCAACACATCACGGCAAAGAAGGTGTAATCAAAGCAGGTACTGATGTCATTGGTGAAGTGACAGGATTTTCCTTAGATACTACAGCAGACGTTGTAGAAGATACATCATTAAGCGATACAGCAAAAACATACATAGCAGGTAGAACTGCATTCTCAGGTTCAGTAGATATGCACTATGACGAAGCAGATACTGCACAAGGAGCTTTATTAGCAGGAACATCAATCAGTTTCACACTATTACCCGAAGGTAATACTTCAGGTGATGAATCATTTGTAGGCTCAGGCATTGTCACATCAATGGCAGTAGCAACAGCATTAGATGGTGTAGTAACAAGAACTGTAGCTTTTCAAGGCTCAGGTGCATTAACAATAGGTACTGTTTCTTAATAATACATGACAACTGAAAAAATCGACTTCTTTGATGGAGTCAAAGGTCACTTCGAGGCACTAGAAACTAAGATTATTGAAGTACCTGAATGGGGTTTAGTAGGCGATAAAGCAATTTATTCTAAACCTTTTAATATGTTGGAAAAGTCTAAAATATTTAAAGGTAGTGAAAGTGGTGACTTAAATGTTCTTATTGATGTTATTATTGAAAAAGCATTAACTAAAGATGGTGATAAAATGTTCACTATGGAACATAAATTAAAGTTTAAAGTTAAAGCTGATACAGATGTATTAGCGAGAGTATCTTCTCAAATAATGAATACAGATGATACTTCCTCTTTAAAAAAAAAATAAAAGAAACACCTGAAATCTATAATGTTTTAGCAGTCGCTGAAAAGTTGCATAAGACAGTTGCAGAAGTCTTGCAAATGTCTTGCTATGAGTTTATGTTGTGGTTATCTTACTATGAATTGAAACATGATGAGCAAAAACAACAACAAAGAATAGCGAAAATGAAACATGGCTAAAAAACTTGAAATAGATATTATTGCTAGAGATAAAAGCAAACAGGCTCTTAATCAAGTACAAGGTAATCTTCAAAAAACAAAATCATCTGTATTAAATTTAAAAAATGCACTTCTTGGATTAGGTGCAGGATTAGTTGTTCGTTCTATTATTCAAACAACAGCTACATTTGAAGATTTAAGAACTTCATTATCATCAGTAACAGGAAGTGCAAAAGAGGGAGCAAAAGCATTTCAGTTTATAACAGGAATTGCAACCAAGACACAATTTTCTGTAGAGGATTTATCTAAATCATTTATAAAATTAAAAGCAGCAGGAATTAAACCAACAAAAGAATTATTAAATATATTTACAAATACAGCAGCAATAACAACAGACCAAGTTGGCTCATTAGAAGCTGTTACAGATTTATACGCAAGAACTGTTAGTGGTGGTTTAGGTTTAGAAGAAATACAAAGATTAGGTGATAGAGGTGTTCCTATTCTTAGAATATTAGAACAGGAATTAAATTTAACTAGAAGTGAAATATCTGAATTTGGTAAAACAGCAGAAGGCGCACAAGAAATAGTCGAAGCATTTGGTAGAGGTATACAAAAAGAATTTGGTACAGCAACAACAGATTTATTAGGTAATTTAAATGTTTCTTTTTCAAATTTAGGAATATCAGTAAGAAATGTTCAAGATAAAATAGGACAAGGTATGTCACCTGCAGTTAAAGCTCTAACAGATGAATTAACATTAATGTTTGAACAAAACGAAGCATTAGCCATTTCTTTTGGTAAAAAATTAGGAGATGCAGTTAAATCTATTACTAAAGGTTTTATATTAGTAAAAGAAAATGCAAGTCAAATATATGATATATTTGCATTAATTGTAGCTTTAAAAGTCGCAGCTGTATTTTATGGAATAGGAATGGCAATAGGAAATATGAAAATTGCTATGATAGGATTTAATATGGCAACTAAAGCTAATCCAATTTTTTTTGGTATATCTGCTTTTATTGCAGGTATGGTGCTTGTAACACAAAAGTTTAGAATATTCAAAGATGAGTTAAAAGACGGAAGTGTATTAAGTACAGTAACAGATTTTCAATCAGCTGAAGAAGCAGTAAAAAAACTCAAAGACCAATTAGCAAATTTAGAAAAACAAAAAGCAACTGCATTAGGAGATACAGGAACAGAAATAACTAGAGATGATTTTAGTGTTACAGTTACTAAAGTTGATACAAGTAAATTTGATTTAGAAATTGAAAAAACAAAAGGAATGTTAGACGCAATAAAAATATTAAAAGCAAGTTATCAACATGAAGCAATAGAAGAAGAATTAAATACTGAAAAAGTAAAAGATGAAATTAAAGAAGCGTCATTTTCTAAAGATATGGAAAGACTAATTAATAAATCAAAAAGTGAAGCAGAACAAAAGCTAATTGCTCATCAAAATGAATTGATGCTTATTGAAGATTTTTTAGAAAAGGAAAAAGATTTAACAATTTCACAAAAAGTAGAATTACTAGATACAAAAATAGCTTTAGAACAACAATACACAGATTTTTTAGATGCTGAATATGCTAAAAGAATAGAATTAGAACAAGCGAATATTCAAAAGCAAGTTGATTTAGCAAGAAATGGTAACATTAAAGATGTTAATTTAGAAAAAATGGGAACTGAATCAAAAGAAAAAATTGCTAAAGCAGGAATGAGAAGTGCTATAGAAGGATTAGCAGGTCACAATAAAGAAATGTTTGCACTAAATAAAGCCTTTAGAATTAAAGATGCAGTTATGGATACTGCAGCAGGTATAACTAAGGCTCTTGCAATGGGACCAATAGGAATACCATTAGCAATTTTACTTGGTGCTTTAGGTGTTGCACAAGTTGCAACAATAGCTTCACAACAATATACAGGAAGAAGAACAGGTGGACAAGTTACAGGTGGTACTCCTTATTTGGTGGGCGAACAAGGACCTGAATTATTTCAACCCAATCAATCAGGAACAATAGTGCCTAATGATAGATTAGGTGGTGGTCAAAATATTAATATAACTATAAACGCCAATGACACACAAGGATTTGATGAGTTATTAATTAAACGCAGAGCAACCATAGTTAATGTAATTAATGATGCTTTAAATAGTCAAGGAAAGGAAGCATTAGTATGAGTGGAACATTACCAACCTCACCTGAATTTAATTCCATAGGTTTTACAAGTGAACAGAAAACTATCACTTCAACAACTGATAGTGGTAAAATGTTTAGCACACAAATTGATGGTCAGAGATTTTCTTTTACTGCTTCTTATCCGACAATGACTAGAGCAACATTTTCACCTGTATTAGCTTTTATTATGAAACAAAGAAGTCAACAAAATACATTTCAAGTATCATTACCTGATTTAAAAAATGCTAAAGGTACTATCTCAGGAACAGTATTAGTTAATGGAATACATACAGCAGGTGATACTACAATAGATATTGATGGTATGACTGGAAGTTTATTGGCAGGAGATTTTATTAAGTTTGCTAATCATACTAAGGTTTATATGGTTGTTGCTGATGTAACAGCAGACGGAAGCAATGAAGCAACAGTTACTATTGAGCCACCTTTAAGAAGTAATTTAGCTAATGATGAGGCAGTTACTTATGATGGAGTAGAATTTACAGTCAGATTATCTAATGATATTCAACAATTTAAAACAAGTGTTATAGACCAATACACATTCGAATTAGATTTTATTGAGGCTCTATAATGGCAAGAGGATTATCGAGTGACCTCAAAACAGAATTTGCCAATCAATCTATTAAGCCAATTATACTATTAACAATAGGATTTGCGACTGTTGTTAGATTAACTAATCATTATAAAGATATAGTAAGTGATGGAAATACATTTACCTCTAGTGGTCATTTATTAAATATATCAAGTAAGTCAGAAAGTTCAGAAATTAATGTAGCTAACTTTCAAATATCATTATCAGCTGTTGATAATACTTATGTTGCAGCAGTATTAAATAATAATGTTTCTAATGATGAAGTTACGATTGATGTAGGTTTATTAAATGGCTCAGATGCTTTAATAGATACATTTAACTTTGATAGAGGATATATAGAAAGTTTTACTATTAACACACAAAGAGCAACTATGAGTCTTTCTTGTACTTCTCATTTTTCAGACTTTAGTCGTATTGGTGGCAGACAAACAAATACAGGTAGTCAACAAAAATTCTTTAGTACAGATGTTGGTATGGAATTTGCAGCATTAACTGTAACTGACATATTATGGGGCAGGAAATGATTGATGAAGTTGTTCCTTATTATAAATCATTTAATAAATATAAAGATACTAACGATATAGATATCATTCATCATTTACTCCCATGTTATGAGAATAACCAATATCAAATACTAAAAGATAAAGATAAAATTATAGGTTTTATTAATTGGGCATATCTTAATAATAATGTACAAAATCAATTCATGGAAACAGCTATCATTAACAGATTTGAATGGAATTGCGGTAAAAATATATGGATAATTAATTATCTTAGTTTTGAAACAAGGTTATTTTCTAAATGGTTAAAAGAACAAGCTATAAAGCATTTTGGTTTAAATCAAAAATTGCATTGGTTAAGAGTTAAAGATAAAACTACTATAGAAAAATCTTTTATAACAAAGGAGCATTGGCATGGGTGATATAGTAAGTTCCATTACTAAAGTATTTACTAAGTTTATATCTTGGTTTATTCCTGTTCCTGAAATACCTGATTTTGGTAATTCTGCAGCTAATCAAGCAGCACAAGGTGTATTACTTAATAAACAATCCAATAACTCAAATATACCTGTTATCTATGGAACACGATTAGTTGGTGGTACAAGAGTTTTTTTAGAAACTTCAGGGGGTGATAATCAATATCTTTATGGAGTTTTAGTATTAGCAGAAGGTGAAATTAATGACATTACAAGTATTTTATTTGATGATGATACAGTTACATTTAGTGGCTCTATTGCTGATGGCTCAACTATAACTTCTAATGACTCTAGATTTGGAACAAATATACAAGTACAACCTTTTTTTGGAACTGACGGACAATCAGCAGCATCATTATTAACAGGTCTGAGTAGTTGGGGAAATTTAGCAAAATTATCAGGTATCGCATACATAGCCTTTAAATTACAATGGAATCAAGACAAATTCGGTGGCATACCTAGAATACAAGCAGTAGTTGAAGGTAAAAAAGTAGTAGCATATAATTCAAGTTCAGTTGCACAAACAGCAGCATTTTCATCAAACCCTGCATGGTGTTTATTAGATTACTTAACTAATGAAAGATATGGAAAAGGAATTGCAATAGCAGATATTGACATTCCAAGTTTTTATACTGCCAGTACAGTTGCAACAACCCAAGTCACACCCTATTCAGGTGCTAGTCAAATTAATTTATTTGATTGTAATTCAGTTTTAGATACATCAAGAAAAATTCTTGATAATGTTAAAGTCCTAGTCAAAGGCATGAGGGGTTTCTTACCTTATACACAAGGTAAATATAAATTGATTATTGAAACAACCGGAAGTGCAGCAATAACATTAACTACCGATACCATTATAGGTGGTTTAAAAGTTCAATCACAAAGAAAGAATGAAAATTTTAATAGAGTTTCAGCATCATTTATTAATCCATTAAAGAATTATCAAGCAGACACTATTGTTTATCCTGAAAGTGATAGCGACCATCAAGCATTAAAAACTGCTGATGGTGGTTTCTTACAAGAAGGCACAATAGACTTACCATCTATCACAAGTCCTTATCAAGCATTAGAGTTTGCAGAGATAGTTTTAAATAGGTCAAGAAATAATTTAGCAGTTGATTTAACAGCTAATTATGAAGCATTAGATTTAGCGATAGGTGATATTGTTAATCTGACCCACCCTATTACAGGATTTAGCGCAAAACCATTTAGAGTTAATGGGATATCTTTAAATTCAAACTTTACAGTTGGATTATCATTAACAGAGCATCAAGATAGTTGGTATACCTTTGATGAAAAAACAGAAGTAGCAGTTATTCCTGATACTACTTTTCCTAATCCTTTTTCTGTATCTGCTCCTGCAAGTCTTACATTAACAGATACTTTAGTAGAATATAATGATGGAACTGTCATTGTTGCTTTAGATATTACTATAGGTGCAAGTACAGATAAATTTGTTGATTATTATCAAGTTGAATACAAGTTAAGCACAGACTCTGATTATATTGTTTATGCACAAGGCTCAGGATTATCGCATAGAGTTCTTAATGTTATTGACCAAAGAATATATGATGTAAGAGTTAAGGCAGTTAATACACTAAGTGTTTCATCGCCTTATGTAACAGAACAAAGAACAATCGTAGGTGCTATTGAGCCACCCTCTGATGTTGAAGATTTTTCATGTAATATTGTAGGTCAAGAAGCACATTTAAGTTGGACACAAATACCTGATTTAGATTTAGCATATTATAATTTAAGATTTAGTGAAGAAATTGATGGAACTGCTGATTGGCAAAATTCAGTATCTTTAGTTGAAAAAGTATCAAGACCTGCAACATCTATAACTGTTCCTGCTAGGCAAGGAACATATCTTTTGAAAGCAGTAGATAAGCTAGGCAACTTTAGTTCTAACGCAACAGCAATTATTTCTAATGTCACAAGTGTTACAGCATTTAATAATATTACAACACAAGCAGAACACCCATTATTTGCAGGAACATTAACCAATACTGTAATTGCAGATAGTACATTAAGACTAGACTCATCAGAATTATTTGATAGTGGTAGTGGTGATTTTGATACTGAAACAACTAGATTTTTTGATTCAGGAGTTGCAAATGCTGACTTTTATGCAATAGGTAATTATCTGTTTGCAGATGTTATAGATATAGGTGCAAAGCATACAGTAAGACTAACAGCAACATTAAAACAAACCTCTGATAATCCTGATGATTTATTTGATAATAGAACAGGACTATTTGATGTAGGTTCTTCTAACTTTGATGGAGATACTCCTGCTAACGCAAATTCACATTTAGAGATTTCAACTTCAGATGATAATTCTACTTTTACAGCTTTCCAAAACTTTGTGATAGGTGATTATACAGCTAGATATTTTAAATTCAGAGTTGTATTGATTTCAAGAGATTTAGCATCTACTCCTGTTGTTGAGGAAGTATCTATTAAGATAGATATGCAAGATAGATTATTTAGTGGTAATGATATAACCTCAGGTGCAGCAACTAAAACAGTAACATTTACTAATCCATTCAAGACTACTAATTATGCTATTGGTATAACAGCACAAGGAATGGCAACAGGAGACTATTTTTTACTTGAAACTAAAACTATAAATGGGTTTAATGTAACCTTTAAAAATTCAAGTGACACAGCAATATCAAAAACATTTGATTATATTGCAAAAGGGTATTAAAAGGGGTATAAGAATTTATGAGCCAACACGATTATAATATAGAAAACCAATCATTTCCAAGTTTTAGAACAGACTTAAACAACGCATTAAGTGCAATAAATTCATCTAATTCAGGTGCTTCAAGACCTAGTGGTGCAGTAGCAGGAACAATTTGGGTAGATACTTCAGGTGGTGTAACTGCTTATTTATTAAAATTCTTTGATGGTACTGATGATATTACTATGGGTACAATTAACACAACTGCTAACACAATAGATTGGGCAGATAGTGCATCAGAAGTTTCACTTGCTGGAGTAGAAACGCTTACAAACAAAACTTTAACTTCACCTAAAATAAATGAAGATGTAGTAGTAACTTCTACTGCAACA